GTTCGGGATCTTTTAGGTGTTCAGATTCAGGGTCATGAGGGAGATCATGTAGCCAAAGGATCTTCTTCTTATCAGGATCTAAATCCCTGACACGGGAAGGTATGATCTGAAACTTGTTCAGCAGTTGTTCAGGAATGCTCTTATGGAGACGTTCCTGCATCAGCTCCGTGCCGCCGCGAGCATTCTTATTCAATTCGTTCACTTCAACCATAACAAAATCACCTATTAATTATTTTTTACGTATCAAAAACTCTGGAAGTTTGAGTTCGACTTTTTCATCCTGTATGTTCATTAGTATCTTGGCGACAAAAGAAAGCACGCTCCAGGATACAAATCCAATGAAAGATGCAGCTGCCAATACGTTATCAGTAGTAGTAGACAGCTGCATCCATTCTAATAGAGGAGCACAACCAAGTATCGCAGTCGTTGTGCTAAGCCCAGATCTCACAGCGGCATCCCAAACATTTGTTGGTCTATAAAATACCATGAAAGCAGCTCCGCCAATTAAGCCACCTAGGCCTGCAATTGCTTTAGCCATAAGCGGCATTGTGAAATCTTCGGACATATTCGATCCTTATATTATTAAATATATCTTTTATTTATATATTTCAATAATAGAGTCATAGCGAAAAGAACGCCATCCGTCATTCTCTACATCCCATACAGTTATCGTATCTTCTGATACTTTGCGCGTTTTTTCTGACTTCTTTTCATACTCTTTTACGATTCCTTCGAGAAGAGTGCATTTCATCAGGCGTTCTGATCCGTCTATCTTCTTAAACTTCACATTAACGATGTCTGTATTAAGCATATTTTTTATGTTTGATTTAGATAGAGTGTCCGTAATCATTTTTTGTTTCCTCCACATACCTTGTTAATTCTTCATAACCACCTAGTTTTTTGCCGTCAACTTCTATCAGAGGCACAGTCTTTGTGCCAGGATACATTTCTAAAAATTCTGTAATACCCATACTTTCTCCAACAGTCACATATTCATACTGCATACCGTACATGTTAAGCAACTCTCTTGCTTTGACACACCAATTGCAGTTATGTTTCCCGTATACTCTTATCATCACAAATTATTCTTTTCTTTTTCAACTCGCTTCCAAGGACCGAATGCTGCTGAATGGTTACCTTCTACCTTGATAAAACGCTTATTAGTCTCATTCTTATTTGGATTGACAATCGTTACAACCGTACGCTTTCCTCTTGCCCAGTGCTTTAGCTTATTGAGCACCTTCTCAACTTCTGGCACGTTTCTGCTGACTGCCTTTAGCAATTGTCTCGATACGCTATCTTGCGTACCTTTTGATGTGACTTTGCTTCGTGTTTTCTTCTTACCCATCTTCTATTCCTCCATAACCAAATCTTTAACTTTACGTTGATGTATAGTGTTACAACATATACATTTCAGATATACCGTACTATCAATATTATTTTTAAGATTGGGTACATAATCAATCAGTATCATAGACCTATCGCCAGCACCGCATGATGGGCAATCTCCGATTACTACTGGGAGATTGCCATCTGCAGCTACTGTGATAGGGTTACTTTTTTCCATTTTTCTTTGGCTTTTTGACCAAGGTCTTTTCTGTGCCGCCTATGTCACGAGAATATATAGTCTTTCCGCCATCTGGACTCTCAAAGATCTTCGGTTTCCTTTTAGGTTTGACCTCATCAGATTTCATGTTATCAATGAACTTATCGATGCTTTTGTCTAATTGTTCTTTGACTTGTGTCACAGAGTCAGTGATCTGATCGCTTACTTTATCTTCAATCTTATTGAATTCGCCGATAAAGATCTTCTTAAACCATTTCCACATTTTCGTTCTCCATTGTTATGCCATACTTACAGATAAAATAGCTGTCGATTATATCAGAGGAAGGATTCCACTGCTTTTCAGTCATATTGAGTTTTTCTTTGATATTATAATTTGTCTCTCTTAAGAAAACTTCTTGTAATGCTTCTTTATTAGCATTCCCTTTTCCTGTAGCAAATTTTTTTATCACAGTAGGAGGAACTAAATTGTATTGATGGTTGCGTTTCCATAAGTAATGTTTCAAGAGGCCTGCGTTCTCACCTATATTGAATACTCTACCTGTAGAACCCATAGAATAACCTTCAATGTATATGATATCGGTTTCTTCTAACTTTGTCAATACCCAATTTGCTATATTAAAGAATCTCTCCTCTTCACATGAATATCTTATGTGAAGATCTCCTTGTATATTATCGATGTCCAGGTCGTATTTCTTTATGCTTGTTAGATAGTATATCTTACAGGAATCAAAATTAAAATCTTTCAGATCAGAGATGCATATGCAAGGGCTAGATAAGGAGTAATCAACCCCTACGACCCTCATTCCTCTTCATAATCATAATTAAAATCTTCTTCTTCAGTTTCTTCTAGATCGTCATCATTATATGATTCTGTGTATTCTTCATAGACATTATCAAATACGCTATCGATTCCAAGCTCAACACTTCTTATATCAGATGTGCTAGCAACGTCGAGCAAGTTATTATAGATCTCAGATCTCATGGAATCATCTTTGATCGTTTCTGCAATGATATTAATGAACGCATTGATATCCATCGTCGTCTCCTATGCTTTGTATATCTGGTTATTTATATTATTTTTTTGAGTCTTTTTTAACTTTAAGATCTTTCATTATCGCGGATCTCATCTCATCGCTGTACGAAGACCAATCTTGAATCTGCTCCATAGTCCTGCCACAGACGGTACAATAATCTGTGACAGGATCCAGCTTACATATCTTCTGACAAGGTGACTTAGAGGTCAACGATCTCACACCCGTCAGCAGCACACGCAAGGGTCTGAGAGCCCTTAGTATTATCTTCCTTCTCATATTGTGCCAACTTGTCCCAATCGATGATCTTAGGCATTGTCGCATCTAATGCTTCATACTCATCTTTTGAGCAATCCTGATAGGGTGCTTGGCGATAAGTATGATCAGAATGCGGCAGGAATGATACACCAGACATCTCGTCAAAGTATTCGTATACGAACGAACCCACTGCCATCCACTCATCTTCCTTGACTGTGATGGTCACGGATGGCTTATGCTCACACCAATGGCGCTGATATATCATCCACATCTCTAACTGTTCTACTGCTGTCATCTCTGTGCGAGTGACTGCACCATCAGGCGCCTTGACAGGGAAAGAGAACACTGTAGTCGCATCTGGCTTCATGACACACGGCTCATTAGGAAAACCTGATTCCTTGAGAAGCATCGTCAATGGATCTTTGTTGTCGCCACGTACTGTACGGATGTAATAATCATTATGGCGAGCATGGATGCCTGAAGCAGAATCGACCAACTGTGATACAGTACCTGACGGCTTGACACAAGTCACTGCTGCTGACTGAGGAATGCCTAGAGCTGCCGCAAATTGTTTATTTGCTGCAACTGCTACGTCACGGAGAGACTCTAACATATGTTTTAGATCGATGTTTTTGTCTTTACCATTTGTTAACGTATTATCCATGATGCCTGTCATGCTGACGCCTAGCAAACGTTCTTCTTCTGTGTTGTTTGTCCATACTTTACGGAGATACGGGAACTTAGTGAGAGTCGACTGTAGGGTGCCGAGACGAGCAGCAAGACGTACTTTACGCTGAAGATCAACAACACTGTCTGTGCCACGGACGACGACTTCTGTCAAGTTACAGAACTGATTAGGACGAAGGATGATCTCAGAACAAGGATTGGTCCCAAATTCGTGTTCTGGATCACGACGACCGAACTTCTTCGCTTGGTTCTGTGATGCTACACGAGAGAAGATACCACGCTCACCTGACTTAGAATCATATAGAGACAACCATTCACGCATGAATGTACCCATCTCTGGCTTCTCTGTATATGCAGCAGAATTGTTAGAGAGAGCGCGCTGCGGGTTTGTTTCCCACCACGAACCGTTCTTAGCAGTCCTCATGCGCTCATCTGTCAAGTTAGATAGCGAGATCATCGCTGACCTACGGACACCGCCCACGACGACTACTTCGCCGATCTTACACATGATATCATGACATTCTAGAGAGTTTAACTTACGACCGGTCGCGCCACGGAACATACGGACAGTGAACTTGAATAAGTCATCTAAAGGACCCGGACCTGACGAGCGGCCGCCGAACGTCTTTAGGCGAGCACCTGCAGGACGAAGGAGTGCTAGGTCCCACTTAGGAACTTCTCCAGAATAA